AGTGGGTAAGCCCCCGCTTGACGCCGCCGCCGCGTTGGGTAAGGCAGTCAAGCCACCACGTACAGAGTCTTGATTGTCAACGGCATCTAGCTGGATTTCCAACGTGACCGGAGCCATATTAGACGCACCAGATAGCATGATCACAACCCAAGTTGCACCTGATGCTAAGGCGGCATCCGGTATGCCTAGCTCATAAAGTCCAGGCATGTGCGTGGCGTCAACCTCGACAAATCCGCCTGTCGCCCAAGTACCTATCGTTTTTGTGGCAAGCGTAATTGCTACCGATGCGTTAGCGCCTTGTCGGTGATAGTAACCAATGAGACTACCAGAGTTATATACTAATCCAGTTTTGCCAGCGCCGGTTGATACGCTGCTGTCTTGGATTAGTATATTCACATCTTTTGATGTAGTTCCGGCTTTGAAAGCTAACTTTGCCATACTAATTATTATCCTGGATATTTATTGCGCCCACTCGAATTATGTGGTACAATAACAAACATGAAAACACTAATGGATTTAACAGGTCAACGCTACGGTTATTTAATGGTTCTATCTGAGGCTCCTCGCGTCGGAACAAAACGCTACTGGCTATGCTTGTGTGACTGCGGAAACACAAAAACAGTTCAGCACGGCAATCTTAGGGACGGTCAGATAGTTTCTTGCGGTTGCAAAAAGAAACAACTTATTAGCGAAAAGAATAGCACTCATGGCATGACTCGTAGCCCGGAACATAACATCTGGTGTCACATGATTCGGCGCTGCAATGGACAAGGAACCGAAACAGAAAAGCTTGATTACTACGATCGCGGTATTAGAGTATGTGATAGATGGCAAGGGAAAAACGGATTCATCAACTTCTTTGAAGATATGGGGCCACGACCATCCAGGGATCACTCGATTGACCGCATAGATAACAATGCTGGTTATTCTCCTGAAAACTGTCGTTGGGCCACATCTGCCACGCAAAATAGGAACAAGCGAAACAATCATATTGTAGAGTTTAGGGGCGAACGCATAACCCTTGGCGAACTCGCTGAGAGACATGGGATATTGTGTCAAACCCTTCACGGCAGAGTTCTTACTTTGGGTTGGAATATTGAAAGAGCAATAACCACGCCTGTATGTAAATATGTAAGACGAAAGAAGCGCTCTAATGAAAAACATACCTAGTTATCCATACCCTTGAAAAACTGGCCCAAACCGTACATTTTGTTGGATCGCATAATGACGCCCGCTACTGCACTCTTGATCTCAAAACTAATTCCGCGCCATGCTCTTGACGTGCCAAGCGTAGAAGTTTGGTCAGCGATAACCGTGCCACTTGTAGCAACCGTCTGATAGTAAAGACCAACCGTTGCCGCGCTTGTTTGGCTAACTACGCCAACACTTGTATACCCCGTTGGTGTGGTCAATGTGGTTGTTTGGTCAGCGAAGATGATGCCAATCACGAGGCTATTATTTGCCGTGGTTGTTAGCCCCGGTACGGTTGCGGTCGTACTACTTGCGCTAGCGTCTGTACCCTGCGCGCCTATGCCGCCATCGTTATCAACTGCCCATACCCACCACGCTTGACGCTCGGATGTGTTGACAGGGACGGTGAAGACATAGTTTGGCGTGCTGAATGTCTCGTTGGCCTTAAGAACGTTTGCCTGCCGGTACACTCTAGCCGTTGCGTTGAAAACAGCCTGAGCAACCTGCATATTGCCTGTAAGCGCCGTAAAGCGGCTGACTGTACCGAATTGAGAAGCATCGGGCGCATCTGACGCAATGGCGATGTAAACCGTTTGCCCGTCTGCAAATGATGTGTCGGGCAATAACACGCTGTCAGATGTTGTGTTGGCGGAATCAAAGCCGCTCGTTGCGCCGCTAACGATGGTTGGTGTTGCCACTACTTTTTTGCCTTACGTTTCTCTGCCCGTTTGCGTTTGCTGCGTTCTTTGCCCAAGATGGAAAGAATCACTGTGAAATCATGTCTCAACCATCCCGGCATTGACAGCGCTTCCATCGGGCTAATCCCATGTTGCGCGCCGCCCAAGGTGTACCACGTTGTAAATACTTCTAGGCTTGCAGGGTCACACAGCGATTGCGCATCAAGGAAAGCCGCTTCCTTCTTGATTTCTTCCAAGGTGGGCAACCTATCGTCATCCTTGGCGGCTTCTGCCTCGGCGTCTAAAATCGCTTCGACTAGCTCAGTAATACTTTGCTGCTGACCCTTACGCCTTTTTTTTCATCATCGCCGGGGAGGGTTAGGAATTGCCCTGGATTTAGTCGAATCGCTTCTACTACCCATTGATTCGACAAATCCACAGGAATGGCACGGCTGAACGTGTTAATGTCGCGCCACTCCTGCGGCAATTCGGTTACTTCCCAATCAGCATCGGCGCTTTCTCGGCACTCTACTTTTTGTAGCGTCGCCAACATCACGGCGCGATTGTGGTAATTGCCCCACTCATTCAGCCGGTCAGGGTCGTTACCCGCTAGGTAGTCTTTCGCCTCTGCGCCGTTGCGTTCTTTAATTAAATCGCGTGCCTCGCGCAGCAAAGCGTTATAAACACCGATTTCATAGCTGCTGACTGAGCAGATGGTTAGGCGTACTTGCGCGCCTGTGGGAAATTCGGCCTCGATTTGCGCCTTCTGTTGCCAATTCCAATTCACTAAGTTAACTCCCGTTATCAAGCAAAAGCCTTAGCTATCCTTTTTGGGGGCTGCTAAGGCTTTTGCAGGATAGATATGCACATCTCAAAAAGCATTAAGCGTATGAAGCCTGATCTGTTACAAGTGCCACGGTCACAGGTGTGCTGCTATCATCAATCATCGTCCACTTCATATCCACCCGCACCATATTGTTACCGCTGCTCTTGGGTTCGCCTGTCATTTCCCAATATATCGATGGGACGGTAACGGTGAGCTTGTACGGCACAACGCCGGTCGGAATGTTGGCGAGTGACGTGTAGTTATAGGTCAACGTCCCCACAGCCGCAGTCAGTACCGGCGCTGTGCCACTTGTTCCGCCGTAAATGGTGCGGTAATACCATTCGTAGGTGTTGTACTCAATATCGATGCCTTTGAGTGTGCCTGACACATTGATATTGCTGCGCGGCAAGCTGTTACGAATTGCGCTAAACTGCACGCGGTCTTTGTCGTCAATCGTGGATTCAATATCGAGCGACGTGCCACGGATGGGGCTAGCGATTGTGTTACCGGCAAGGGTAATCGTTGCACTACCGGATGCAGGCGAGATTTCCGTGGTGGATTCGGCAACCTTGGTTTCGCTACCGGAGGCTAAACCTTCTGCTAGGCCGATGCCGGTAATGTCACAATTGATTTCATCCTCGCCCGCTTCGATGGTCAGTTTATTCAACCGCACATCGGTGATTTTGCGCTCCAAAGACGTGCCGCCATCGTCGGTCAGCTTAACAATTGCTGTAAGCCACGGGTCAGAGTTCGCCGCAGCGATAGTGAACGTCTGTGTATATGCGGGGGATGTACCCGCCGCCGCTACACCGAAGCCAAGGCCACGAAACACCGTGCCGATAAAACGGGGACGCAACAGGAACTTAGCCGCTACGCCTACCGTGTAACCGGTGCGTTGCTGCGCCGCTTTAACTTTCGTAGCGCGTGCCGCCGGTGCGGGATGCTCAAATTTGGGTTCGTGCACATCAAATTTGGGCATAGCGCTTGAGTCTTGCGCCAACGCTGTTTTGTAGGCGGTTGCGGCTGTACCCTTGCCCGATTGCACACCAAGCGAAAAACTTGAATTTAAACTATTAGTTGACATCGGTCTTCACCTCGTCAACCTTTGGCGCTTTGGTCGGCTTGGCGGGTTGCTGCTCTTTGAGCAAAAGACCTAGCCACGGTGCGGCCTGCCCCTCTGTCAAATCAACAGCTTCACCCGCCTGATAAACCTTATCGCCCACTGTGTATGTTGCACCCTCGATAACTTCGTAGAGAGGCATTATGGCTCCTTTCGACAGCGGGAGGACGGCCCCGGCTATCGTTGATTGATAATTGTTAGCGGAGACGACCTAGTGAAAAATCCACCAAGGCCACACCGAACCACTGATTATTGCTACCCGGTCGCGCCACCTTGATAACGCCACCGCCGCGAATGCGTGGTAAACCTCTGATATACTCGCCATCATCGACAACCACATCGGCACTAAATACACGTAACGCCTTAATCATGCGTTTCAGCATGACCTTTGCGTCTGTTACTACCGTGTCTTCGTCGCCATCCACGATTGCAAATGTTGTGTACTGATACTCACTATCGACATTGACCACGCCGTTACCATGTGGCCCCGGCGCGTACTGTACTAGGCGGCTTTCAACAACCACCGTTGGCAGATTGCCCGCGGTGTACCACTGCCCCCATTGCGCAGCATCACGCAAGATGGTTGCCTTGACTTGGCGAACTTTCAGCGTGTCGTATGCACCGCGCATCCCCATTCGCGTGTCGAAATGGGCAACTAGCAACGTATCGGCATCGACCCAAGCGGATTCACTCATCAGTACACAAACATTTTCGTTGGTTCCTTCTTGACGAAGGATTCGTTACCGGTCAGCCGGTTGTACTCTTGCATGTGGGCTTCGGCCTTATCACGGTAGTAATTCACTTGCCCGGTAGAGATTGAGCGGCTCACATTGCCGTAATAGTTCTCGTTGGAAAACTGCGCGGCTAGGCGATTCGCTACGGCGTCATAAGCGCGCCAGTAGACGAAATGTAGGGCCGGCTGGTCGTCAGTGGTTTTCGACTTTGCAATGAGCAACCACGCTGATACAGCTTGCTCCAAGTCGCCATCGGGGAACATGCTGTTTTGCAGTTCTCCCAACGGGTAAATCAAATCGGCTGTATCTAGCGTGATTGCCATTACTCAGCTGCCTTTTTCTTGGCTGACTTAGTGGTCGGTTCCTCGGTCAGTGCCGGTTCGTCAGGTAACGCTTCAAGAACATGACCCAAAAAGGCGTCACCCTCGTTTTGGGGAAGCGAAACAGCTTCCCCCGCCACGTAAACCTTGACTAGTGTAAAAAACTCTTTGCCAGGTAAAACCACGTAGTTTTTCATTGGATTTATCTCCAATCCTGTGCTATAATGGGACTTGCGAACAGACAAGCGATTTGCTTGAAATGAAATAACAAACTATCATTGTGTGCTACGCCCTTGCGCGCCGCTTGTCTGTTCGCACTTTCAAGCAACCGCTCATGGGCGTTTTTATTTCTCGGAGGTGAAATATGCAAGAAGCTTGGAGAAACATTGCAGGCTATCCATCTTACAAAGTAAGCGACTTGGGACGGGTAAAAAGTTTTGCTAGATACCCAGATGGGCGCTTGCTGAAGGCCACTATTGCAAAAAATGGATACGAAGTCATTAATATGAGTTTCGACCACAAACAAGTTCAGTTTCATATCCATGTTCTGGTAGCTGAAGCTTTTATAGGCCAAAGACCAGAAGGCTACGAAGTGAACCATAAGGACGGAAACAAGCTTAATAACGTTGTTTCTAACCTTGAATATCTCTCCAACAAAGCGCATAAATCGCACACGGCTACTGTTCTCGGAAAGCACAATCGTGGTTCTCGTAGCGGCCTTACAGTTTTGACACCGGAACAAGTTGCAGAACTTAGAGAAATGTACTCCACAGGCGAATACACCCAAGAGCAAATCGCGCTTAGATTTCACGTTAGCGGTGGAACCGTAAGCCGCCTTGTCAATCTTGTTACCTGGAGTTCTGAATCCGTTCCAAACCATTATGTAAAACCACCAAACCCGCTAAAGAAACTTACCGATGACGATGTTAGAAAAATCAGGCAAATGCACGCTTCAGGGTTGAACTATCGAGAAATCGCTAAATCATTTCATGTGACTTATTCGCCTATCGGGAAAATCATCAGAGGCGAAATCTATAAGCACGTAAAATGAATCAGCATCCAGAACAAATTGCTATGCCTGTCTGATTTTGATAATTGTATTGCAGGAAGGGAATCGCCATCGTCATGACTTTGGCGCTGAACGTTGACATATCATCGCTGCGCCATTCGCGATTCTGAATCGGCAAAGTCTCTTGCAATTCAACGGTGTTGTTATCCATTTGCACCATAAGCGCGGTTCCTGCGGTCGCGTTACCGGCGTCAACCTTTTCAACGCCAGCGATACCAGGCAGGCGCTTAATCAATTCCATCTGCGTGGTGTCAGACGGGGAAGCGCGCACTTGCAATAGGTTGAAATAGTCCGTGCTATGCAAGTAAATCATGAACGGGCCACGGAAGCGGCGCAATTCCATTTGGGCTAACAAAGCCTTGATGGTGTTATAAGCGTTATCGTCAGTGGTCCAAACGCCGGTGCTTAAGCTGCTAGTGCTAGTGCTAAGCGCGCCGGTCGCGTTATTGTAACCCTTGATGGCGTTACCGTTCAGCGTGACTGCGGTCGTGCCGTTGAACAGGATGCTTTCCAACGTTTCAGCGACGGCGCGTGCTGCCTCGGTTGCTTCTGCGGTATCCAGCGGCAACATGAGACGGCGTGAGGCTTCAAGCTCGCGCTCGTCAATGTTGTACTGGGTGCTGATGATGGGCAATGGAACGCTGATTGTGTTACGTTCCACACGGTCATTGTTAATAGCCGTGCGGCTGCTCATAGTCACATCGGCGGCGCGCCGTTCCGATTGGATGCGCTTGTCAACCTGCATAACGCCAATGCTGCCGATAGACCGCACAAGCCCGTATTGGCGAAGGTGTTGAATACCAATCAAAATCGTGCGTTCCATCAAGCGCACTTGGGTATCGAGCAATGTCCATTCGCGGCTGTCTAAGCGACTGTTGCCGACGATGTTACCGGCGCTGTTGACCAAAAAACCTTGGCCCGCCTTATTGAATTTCGGAAGGAAGGTGTTACCAACCAAGCCGTTGTATGCGGTCGAACCACTGTCAAAAATCTGTGCTTGCATTGTGTAAATCTCCTCTTACCGAATCCGAACGCGGAGGCGGACAGCGCTACCGCTTGAGTTGGCGACAACTTCTTCCGCATAGCCCACGACCGCGTCTTCCAGCGTAGTGGCCGAAACAGTCACGACTTTTAAAGTGCCGTCGCCATTGCTAGCCAACGCGCTCACCCCCGCAACGGTCGTATTAGCCGTCGCCAACCATGCATAAATCACATCACCGGATTCAGGCTGGTAGTAATAAACCGTGTCACCGTTAGCGTAAGCAATGTCAATGTTGCCTGTGCTTGCACTGTTAGCCGTGGGGCTAGTCACCGCAAAGAAGCGTTGTGTCACACCGTCCGCGGTCGCGTGCTTGATGAGCGCGCCGCTCGAAATGGCAAGCAAATGACCGGGTTTAATGCCCGCTTCGCCTGCCAACTTCTCTAAAATCGAATCGTGATCACCTTGGATGATGATGTTACGAAAGCCTGACTGTGCCATTATTTCACCGCCTGTTTGTTGAGTTCGTCCAAGGTCAGCAGTTCTTCCGCTTCCGGCATCCGGTTAGCAGAGAAGCCGCGGGCGCTGTAATCCGCCGGTTGCAAGCTCATGGCGAGTTTGCTTAAGGCTTCAATATCAAACTTCTCCAAGTCCACCTTGCGAAAAGCGCAGCGCGCATTGCCAACAAGCTGATTAATCAGCATGTCTTTCTCGCGCTTGGCGTTCGCCGCCATCGCTTGCAGGTTGGCGTGCGTGGTCTGTAGGATGTCACGCACCTTTTCCACGCCGCCAAGGTCATTAATCAGCGTTGCAAACTCACTGATTTGACCTTTCAGCGCGGACAATTCCGCATTCACTACAACCAACTGTTCAGCGTTTGCAGCGATGGCTTTGTCATCACTGTTAACCGCAACGGTTGGCTTTTCCGGTGCTTTGTCGTTCGCCACCGGCACGGCAACGGGTTGTTCAACCGCCGCCTGTACTTCTTTGTCTTTCGACATGTTCACGTCCTCCGTTACTAAATTTGTATCGTTGTCGCCTTGTGGCGATTGACAACCGCAATCAACAGTTGCTACCGTTACCGGTGCTTCTGTGGGGGTAATTTCTGCTTGTGTAGGTGCTTCGCTTGTGTCCATTGCTTCGCTTTCTGCGTTGGCTAGCAGTCCGCAGCCATCCGCAATCGAGCATTTACCGCGCTCGTTGACCAACACCGCTACATGGTCAGGGACTAAGTTGCGCGCAATGCCTGCGTAGGGTTTGCCGTTGTATGTGCCGGGTGTGGGGTCAAAATCGCGCCCGTAAGCGGTTGAGGTTTCAATCTGTTGGTTTGACTGTAGGCGCTTGAGCAATTCCACAGCCTCGCCGCCCATCGCTTGCGCCTTAGCAATATCAATCCAGTATTCGCCGCGCAATTTGTCACCGTCGAATGTGGCGTTCCAAAACTTACCGACAGACAGCTTACTTTCCAGTTCAGGCGAATTAGCGCTGATGTAGTCATTGCCTTGCATGGGGTGATAGAGGGGAAGCGGACGGCCACTAAAGCCAAACGCTGCTTTTGCAATCTCATCAGGTGGCACAAACTCGTTACCAACCACACCGGCAACGATAGCCACACCAGGCGCAACGAGGTATTCGCGGCCATCCGGCCCCGTGCGCTGCATGGCTTTGGTTAAGGCATTTGTTACAAATTGCAATTCGTTCATTACCCGTTCGGACCAATAAAAAAAGACCATAAGCACTATGAAAAACATAGCACCTATGGTCTTTGATTGATAGCTACCTATACAGGTAGACTACCTGAATGGGTAGGTAGAACTAGCAGCCCTTTTTGCCGCCTTTGTTTCCCTTCATTTTCCCGCCCTTGCTCTTAGCCATTGCCCTCACCCCCTCTCCGTATCAAATTAGCCACCAACTCAGAACGCGTGTTAACCCCAAACTTTCGATACACATTCTTTAGGTGGAACTTAGCACCATCCGGTGTGATTGGGTATCGTCTATCTGCCGTAATCTGATTAAGTTGGTGAGCTAGTCCATTCACGGTTAGCGACGGCTCACGCCGGATAACTTCGCAAATTTGCTTTTCGCGTGGGGTTAGTTTGCTCATAAGTTCGGTTAGATTCTCACTCATTCATGCTCTCTAAAGAATTATCACCATTAATCTCAAGCCACCGCGCCAACTGTTTAGCCGTTGGACGTTCCGCCGCCGGTCTGCAAAAATGTGCAGCAATTACAAGCTTCGTTTCAGATGGCGTCATGTTGTCGGCATAGGTCAATTTGCCGCCATTGACATTAAATAAGTTGATTGTTCGTTCACATGATATTTCACCATTTACGATCATGTTCACCGCTCACTAATCTGCGCAAAGCTGCCTGTGGTCCCTTTGGTGGCTCGGTGCTAGTCATTGTTTTGATTGGCATAGTAAAACAATGTGCGGGCATATCAAGGACAGCGTTAGCCAACTCGTTGAACTTATCCTGTGTCAATTCGTGACGAACGCCAAAACAGATAAATATATATTTGTTTGGTTCGGTTTGTTCAATAGAGAAATTCATGTTATCTCCTTGTCCCAATCCATTGGTCAAGTTCAGCCGTTGGCACGTCTTGACTAATAATATCGCAACGGCAATGACTTCCGCATCGGCACTGTGTTCCCGGCCCCGGTAGGACACCAGCCGGTTGCCATCCCCTGTCGTAGTAGTCTATACAATCGGAACATGACATTGCGCCGGGGTCTAGCCGCCTACGCTCAATTGTGGTCATGCCATCAGGTGCGTTAGGCATATTCTCCCGCAACGTATCGTGATATAAGCGGCGACTTTCACCAACATAACCATCAACGCGATTAAGCAACTGCGGTAAACTGATTTTGCCTTCTGCTACATCTTGTGCGGTCCCGACAATCTTGGCGTATTGCTGGCGAAGGCTTGCACCCGCTTTACCAAAATCACGGTTGTCTAATTGCGCAAATCCGCCCTTTGCTAACGCTTGTTGTTGAAGTGTTAACCGGCGCTGCTCTGTGCGCATTTGTTCAACCCATGACGCTGGTGATATACGCCCCTCGTGTAGCGCCGTCGCCAACTCGTGATAACGGTTCTCGGCGCTTTGAACCTCAGTACGCAACAGGTTGTTTATGCTGCTGCGAGAAACAAAGCGCCCTGTTTGCGCGTCGCGATAGCGCCCATTGTCAAAACCGAAACCAGGAAGTACATCAGCCATTGATTGCTCTTGCGTCTAATATACGCTTGAATCTAGGTTGGGTCCGTGCATACCATGCAACACGCGCATCATGCACAGATGCATCATCTAGTGTTTCGTAAAGGTCATCAACTGTCGGTATCCACGTAGCGGGGTCAACGCCCACCGGCACATGCTGCAACGTCCAAGTAACGCTACGTTGCGCGTCCAACGGATTGACACCAGCGCGAATAAGGGCGCGTGCTTCACGTTCAGCCCATTTGTGGTTGTCCATTATGCGCTCTCTATCCCTAGCGTTTTCCTTGCCGCGTCGTCAAGCATATTAAAGGCAGACGTCTTTTTGTGCTTGAGCATATCAATCGAATAGCGATTATTCCATAGCGCTATTGCGGCTTCTTTCGATTGCAAAGACTTTTGTTGCGTCCAGCAATTTGGATTCATGCATTCAACATGATAAAGTTCAACCGGCAATAGGTCTTCATTGCTTTCTTGCATCCAATGCGCCTCACATCCGCAAAACGGACACGGTAATAACTCGTTCATCACGCCTCCGCCAATATCCGCGCTGCCGCTTCTAACATGGCAGCCTGTTCAAATAACCCGTAACTGTTCGCCGCTACCGGTTGCTTATCCGTCGCTTGCTTATCCGCCGGTTGCGTCCCAACCGGCGTAGCTTGCCCGTCCTGCGGTTGCTGTTGCTGCATCATCTCCATAGCCGCCTGCTGTTTGGCTAACGCGTCGGCGTCCATCTGCGCTAGTTCCTGCTCTGTCGGCACAGCGTCAGCCGGTAAGCCGCGCACAAAGTATTTAACAACCTCTTGCGGCTTAACCACACGTTCCACGCCTTGCCCCGCCAACTGTGTGATGCCCTGCGTGTAGGTCAGGAACGTTTGCGCTTGCGTCGCATCATCAGTTTCATACAAGCTAGGCCAATCCATGCAAAACGCACCGGATTGCGGATAGGGCAGGATACCGGCGTAAATCATCCGCTTGACGAATGGCCGAATAATGGTCGGCTCCACAAACTGAGTACGGCGCGACTGGATATTATCATTCCAATGTTTTTCGTCCTGTGAGCTTGCCAGGTTGCCGCGTTCGCTGCCAACGAGGATACGCACGGGGATGTCAGTGCCAGCGCTAATCATGGATAGCTGATTGGTAATTGCGCCGGTTGGGTCGATGATTTCACCGCTGACCACGTTTACGTCCATGCCTTCAAGTTCTACCACATCACGCAGCCCGTGGATCATGTCGTTGATTTTGTCGGTCGATACCGTACCCTCGGCAAGCTGATAGCCGTCCTTGGTGCTGACAATGATTTTACGGGTGATAGCGCGCCATCCGGCCTCACCACTTGCCGCTAACAGTTTTTCCACGTCAACCAAGCGGTTATAGATGGCTTCTAGGCGTGGTTTACCGTACAGTACGCCACCTTCGGCAACGTGGATACAGCGTGAATAGTGGACTTTGCGCAGCCCTTTACCGTCTCTAAAATCCACACGGTAAAACTCAGGCAAACCAAAGCGCAAATTAGCAGGGTCTTTCACCAAGTCCTCTTGGTAGATTTTAGCGCTGTACTCGTTGGCAACGTGCAAGTAAAGCAGCTTGCCACCCTTGTTTTGCTTCAATGGCGTTTCAAACCCGTTGATTGTATCGGGTGACACGTCAGCAAAACCCAGCACCATTACGGCGAATTGCCCAATCCCGCATTGCCGGTCAACATCGTAGAAGTAATGCCACAGTGAACGCCGCGAGTCGTCAAGCAAATCACTCTCTAGGCTATCAAACTGCGCAAGTTGGTTCCACTCGTTGACGAACTCGGTATCAGCCTCGCCATCCTCCAACGTCTTGCCGTCCAACATTTTGAACGGCTTGCGCCATGTGTCATCAGGCGCAGCGGTGACAATGCGATAGGCTAGGGAGTCGCGCTGATACCGGCCCAAATAGTCTTCAATGTACAACTGTCTAGGATAGCCAACCACGCTGTAAATATCACGCGCCCCGCCATACATGATTGACGATTGCGCGCCTAGTTGGAGGTCTCTTTCAATGCTGTATTTACTCATGTATGAGTTGACGGCGATTTTCGCCCGCGCTAACTGTTCCGCTTTTACTATGCCGTTCGTTTCCATTATTTCGCCTTTGCCACTTTACCCACAAACAAGAAATCCGGTGCAACGCACAGGCAAAAGCCGTCGCCGTCATCAGGTGAGCGGTTATCATGCTTGCGTCTGAATTCGTCTTTATCCACTAAGCGCCGCACGTTAACCCCTTTGCGGTTTACCCATTCGTATTCACGTTCGGTCAAATCTTCGTCAAGCGTATTTGGTGTATCAAGTAGACGGATGCCCTTTAACGTTTCCGCCGCCTCTGCATACATCTCAGTAACTAGGTTGTCATAAGCCTTTGCATTAACCGGCGCGGCGTTGTTGTGAACTTCCCACACCTTAAAATCGTGAAAGGCTTCCCTTAATTCCATATCTCGATTTAGCTGGTCAATCACGCCACCACCAAAACCGCCGCCGCCATCAACCCGAATGTGCAAACTCATCACCTGTGGGTATTGACGCTTAAGGCGCAATGCTTCGGCCTTGATGCCTTCCTTATAAATCGTTGTGTCCTGCCGGTTAAATTGCGCCGCACGCCAGCACATTGCGCCGTGTCTAACGTATAGTGTGCCCATGTCACTACCGAAGCGTGACACGTCAACGCCCATGCGGATTGGCGCAAGCTTATCAATTGTTACTGAAAGCGCCTTAGCCGTTTCAACGCGCCCCGATGGAAAGAAAGTTCTTTCCGATAAGTTGGACGGTGCAACACCAAGCACGCGGAACATAAATTCTGCATTTGGTCGATAGATAACACCTGGTCGCCAAGGTAGCTCAAACGTGTGGTCGTCTTCGCTGTGCCGGTCAACAACGTCGCAATGGCTGTCGAGCATCTTCTCCACATAGTCACGCCGCACAGCACCAGGTACAAGCTCCTTATTGGCGCGTACATTTGGGTGATATATGCAAGACATACGAAAGTTAACCACGTCTTGCCGGATGCGTTGCTTATAAAATTGACTTGTGCGCGTGCGTGGGTTCGCTAGCATCAAAACTATAGCGATTCCACCACTAGCCATTGATTCAATAGCATTGTAGACAAAATCGGAAACGCCCTCGGCTTCATCAACGATAAACATTAAATACTTACCGTGCTGACCCTGTACGCGTTCTGTACCCTTGCCGTGACTGTCGTTAGTAGCGCGGCCCTTGGCAAAATGATTGCCTGACAGTTTTAACTCTGGCACTTCAAGCACGCGGCCAGGTAGGTTGCTTATGCGCCGGTCGGTTCTGATTTCCTTCCAAAGTAGGTCGTTGATTTGCTCATAGGATGGCGCAAAGCTGTAAATAATGGCAGGCGGGCAAGTATCAAAGAAATGTGAGAAGATGCCAGACGCCATTTTGGTTTTACCAACAGTGTGGCCCGCTTCCACCCGTATTCTGTTTTTAATGGGTTGCCCCGGCTTCCACCACTTCAAATCAGCTGCCGCAACATTGCCTTGCTCGTAATCGTACCGCTCGTGCAACTGCCTTAGCGCTAATTCATACGCTTGTAGTACCTCGATTTGGCCGGGATGGTCAGCGTCACCGGCCCACGGATGCCACTTGAGCCGCTTGATGATGTAACCGATTGGATCGAACTTGTATTCGGTAAAATCATCGTTGCTTTTTAATTTTTCCCGCTTCTCTATGCGGTCACGCGCTAGCGATTGCATCAAGGACACGGTTGTACAAATCCTCGTCTAACTTTTCTTCCAGCGTGTCAAGAACTTTCTCAAGTTCTTTCTTGACCTTTACTTCAATCTTATCAATAAACAAATCGTGATGCTTGCCAAGCATTTGTAGCGCAGCCTGTGCATCATACAAATCAAAGTCAACCTCGTGAATCGTTTCCGACTTATTGCCGATTTTCTGAGTTGTCTTTTTTACCTTTAGCTTTTTGAGTAAGTTGGTTTTGTCCTTTGCTTTCCTCAAATCAAGTACAGGTTCGCCCTCATCCGTGATGCGCCAAAAGTCACCCATATCGCCGCGCGCTTGTGCTGCTAACCTCATCAGCACTTCATCGGCACTCATGGCGTTTTCAGAGATGCGAAGTCTGATTTCCTCGGCAATGTTAATATTTGTTAATAGCTCATGCCCGCGCACACGAGCAGAATCATAGCTACAATTTGGGTAAACCCGCATGTAAGCCGCCGTAGCATTCATGCAACAGTTAAAATATTCGTTTATGAACTGCTGATGACGTGGATTTAATGCCATTGTCTATTTAAAACTCTCACACTGCTTGTCTTTTTACCTGAATCGCTATTTCCCGAACAGCTAACAGCATGGCAACGCACTCGGTCGCTTTCTTGCCTAAAATCTCAGCACATTCATTCACATCGAAATTTGCATCCGTAAATGCGTCCAAAAAGGCGATTTGCTCTTGGTCTAGATAGCTCACAATCTCGCCTAACATATCATTCGCATTGCTTCTGTTTATCTGCTGTTCGTTGCGCCGTTGCCATTCGGCTAGCGTGTATGTTCCGCCGTCTCTGTCTTTACGCCATTGCACATCAATGCGTAAATGCCTTTGGCGATATGCCTTGCCCCATTGCCTAAATCTCTCTAGGTTGTTGCGCAAATAGCGCTTGGCATAAGCTTTGCGCTTTTCAATATTTTTTAGGTAGCACTTGGCTGAATACAGGCGGAAACGTGTTGGGTCTTCTATGCGTTGCTGTTTGACCTTGGCTAGTTTTCGCTCTCGATTTTGCTCGTACCATTGCCGCCCATATTGTCTGCGCTTATCCCTATTTTTATCGTTGCACTTCTTGGAGTAGCCCCGAAAGCGCAAGGGGTCGGCTTGACGTTTGGCCTTGGTATCATTCGATACACACAGTTTGCACCAAGACGAATATCCATCCGTAGCCCTTTTGTTTTTGTGAAACTCCGCAAACTCTTTTAGCTCATTACATTTTGTGCAGCGCTTCATGCGTGATAAAATTCCCACACAAACCTAGTTAGGCGTCCAATCCGGGACTTATTCACCGAAAGGAGACAGTTCCAATTTTGGGTGTCACACCGCCTAACTAGGCTTTTTAGTCACATTTGCCTTTTTCTACTTTCGCCATGTCCTACACTATGGAATCGCCACAGACGAACCACGCACGGTAAAATCGGTAACGCTGTGTTTCGTGACGATAGCCGAAAGGTAACTTTTGTAAATCGAATAGGTCATTGACGCGCCGGTCACGTCGAGCGCGTCACCGTTGCAGTCGGTAAAATTCACAGTAATGACGGTAGAATCACCGCGACGAATCGTAACGTTTTGGTTGGTGCGGTTGCGTGTCGTCATCGGTTTGGCCCCACAAAGAATTGAAATGGCTTGGTTGTGATGGATAACCCGCTAGCCGTCACCGTTGCCACTACGGACCAATTGCCGCGTTCGCTGATGTCGCCCTGCGCAATATCGTATTTGAAAATACCATCATGGCCATCGGTGGCATAGCTGCCTGATTTCGTCGTCTCTGTACCGGATGGCGTGGTAAAGACAAACGAAGCGGTATAATCGCCCGCATCAATCGGTACGCCGTCCTGATTAACGCGTAACATAGCCGTCCAACCGTAGCTATTGACAGTAATGTCTTTCCATGTGTTTGCCATCAATGCACCATTTCCACATCCGCCAACGCATGTAGGCGAATCGGCACGTCAGCAAGCGCAACGAGCCGAATTGACACATCAGCCAAGGCCACAAAACGCACAGCACCCACTTGTGGAGCAATGGCCCGCCGCCGCCACGGTGCAATAAAGCGAAACAGCCACATGCTAGTTTACTCCTGTGACCGGAACCGCCGCCGCGTCAGTTGTTAGCGTGCGCGTGTTGAATACCGTGCTGTGGTCCGTGCGGTAAATCGTCCATGTCGTTGACGGCGCGGCACTTTCAAACATGCCAAGAATCACTTCTGCTAGGCTATGTGTACTCGCAGATGCTTCCACATTAGACACAGAACGCTTAAGCAGTTCATCGGCAATCAAACGCATCGTAGCTGTAGAAATCACCACGCCAACTGTACCGGTATCGTTTTTGATGGCGGCAACGTCTGCACTCAAACTAGCTCCAGCAGGCGTGCCAAGCTTCGTGTTAATCGCGCTGATATTCGTGTTAGCCGTCGCCAAATTCGTAGCCGATGCAACCGCCGTTAGCCCTGCTCCTGCTGTGCCAAGCGTAGTCACAATCCCGCCGGTGTCCGATTTCACCGCTGCAATGTCCGCCGATACGCTAGAAACTGGTGTACCAAGCTTGGTGTTAATCGCTGCAATCGTCGTGTTGTCCGGTGCGGTCATCGCCGCCGCAATCTCAGCTACGGCGTCACTAGCCAAAGCGGAAGCGTTGACCACGTTGGCGTTAATTGTACCGACCGTAACAGCGCTAGTAACAGAACCAACCGCGCCGGTTACGCTGCCAACCGCGCTTGTCGGCACAGATACGCGGATATACTCAGTACCACTCACACCAACAGCAACCACACCGCCTGCGTCCGGCAAACTCAAGCCAGGGTGATGCCATGCGCCCGAACCGCTCGGCGCTTCATACCAGCCGGTAGTGCTGAACGCAGCAACAGCCGTTGAGCCGTCCAACTGATAAATGGTCCCGCCGATGGCTAAGCCGGTCTTGGATGCGCCCAAATAGGCGTCAATGGGTATGGTTTGCGCCATCTTGTTTCACCTCTAAAATAATCGGTAAAGCAACCCAACCCGCCGGTATAAAATTCTCCGGCGCAATATGTTCGCCGCGTGGCGTTTGAATTGCCACCGACAATGTAACGCCGTTCTCTTTCAGCCACTCGGTTAGGCGCTCACCTACCGGTTTCCGCTCTACTTGCTCACTCATTCTGTGGGAACCTCAATTCCAAATGTGCCAGGGGTGGCAGTCTCAATTTGTTGACAGATGGTAATCACGTCTTGGATATGGCCCAAAAGCGCCGTCACTTGCGCTGCAACATCTGCGCTAACCGTGGCGTGATATTCGCCAAAAGCGGCCAATTCGATGTTTGGCATTATGCCCCCTATGTCCATGTAATTGTGCGGGAAACCGATCCGTCGTAGAAGCGTAAATTCGTTCCATCAAACCAACAGTCACCCGCGTTCGGCGTTGTCGGCGCTGTACCGCTACGGATGCGTAGACTAGCGCGCGCCGTGGTGCTGGCGGCAATATCAAGGAGAGCGGTAGCCGACGATTGCCCCACCGCCACGTTCCCGCCTGTTGATGGATTTAGTTGCAATACTCTAGCTGCATTGGCTACCGTAAACGACTCGATTGACCCATTAGAGGACATTAACACAAAATTACCTGTGGACTGTGTTAATTTAGCCGTTGGTGTATTGCCGCCTGAAATCGTGATACTGCCCGTTCCAACAGCAGTATTGGCGAATTTCACATCTCCGTTTACGTCCAGCGCTACAGTGGGCGTCACATTGATGCCGACACGCGCATTGGTCGTGTCTACCGTGACGACTGCCGTGGACAAATCCGCTTTTGTCAGTTTTAGCGCAGTTGTCGAATTGGCAGATGGCCCAATGATGCCCGCAATCACGCCAAGCGTAAATGCCTGCGCCTGTGACGTTGCGCCGGTTGTTGAGCCGGTTGCAGATAGACCGGAGCCGGAAATTACGCCACCCGTTGCCGTGCTGCTGTGATTGTGTGTGGCATTCGTAAAATCTGCAATCGTTGGCGTAGTCAGCGTTTTATTCGTCAATGTCTGCGTTGCGCCAAGCGCGACGATGGTGTCGGAAGTATCAGGTAGCGTATAGCTGCGAGTTGTGCCGGTCGTGATGCCACTCAGCACGAATTGCGCTTGCTTGGTTGTGTCCGTTCCGTCTTGGACGGTGAGGTTAGCGGCCTTGACCGTAATCGTGTTGGTGTTTCCAAGCGTTTTATTACTCAATGCTTGGTTGTCACTCGTACCGACAATAGAACCGCTTACGCCATGCGTTGACGTAAGTGCGGCGTGGGTAGCAACTGCGCCAAGCGTTTCGTAGACGGTCAACGTGATAGGCGAAAATTTAGACGTGCCACTGTTCCACGCCCACACCTTACCATTGTCGGTTGAGCCGTTCGCCGGTGCGGTAAAATCGGTAAAATCGCCGCCACCAACACGGCTTGGCACATACGTTACACTTGCCATCTACGCTACGTCTCCAATCCCGTGATAAATCTGCTCAATCAAATCAGCCAACCACGCCCGTAATCGCTTCATTGCCCCACCGCCCGCATTAACAAATTTGGAATCCATGATAAATCGTAGTGAAACGCCATCGCCGCTATCAGCACGATAGCCATACAGATGACGCCGACGGCTACAATTTTTGGATTCTGACCAAGCCAAGTGATAACACTCATTAGCTATCCTGTTATTTTTCCGCTAGTCGTCAATGTGTATGTTCGTGGCTCCCAAGGTGCTAAAGGCTTAATTTCCGGCCAAGTAGTTTCCCGTGGACCTACAGTTGATTGATAATCACTAGGACTAAAGAACTCCACACGCTTGACGCTACCATTTTGGTGATATTCAATCGCCTTTACCTGTGGGCATTTGCCACCGTGGATGCATCCGCACCATTGACAAGTCTTTAAGTTTGCCGTACTAGTTGAATTCATAATTCGTTTGTCGCTTCTCCTGCAACGTTGGCCCACTATATTTTCGTTTTCGCCTGCACAATGTACACATCACGCAAGAACAGGTGTTTGGTGTATCCACATGAATACCAATCATGCGTGCATCATCAGCCAACCAAGGCATATCACGCACGCGGCGCTGCTTCAATGTCTCTCTTTGCTGTCGGCGGATCGCCCGCTTGCTTTTCGGGTTCATCGTTAATCGGCTCCACTTCAATCACAATCCGAAAACGATACATCTTGTCTCGTTCTAATGAATCACTAAACAACCTATCAGGATAAAACGACATAAGGCCGGGATGAAACCAATTAGTATCAAATTGCCGCCACTCCAACGGAATGCCTGACAGACAATCTTCAGGTGGAACAGCGAAGCAAAACGCTTCATAATCACCGGAAAGATAGCCACGAAAAACGGCCTCTATTTTCTTTGTCATTTAGTCACCGTCCCACCATTTCAGCCATTCTTCGATTGACGCTTTGATTTTTGCCAATTCAGCTTTCACTTTGGACAACTCTGCTTTCGTTGCCATTAGCTCCGCTTGACACGCTGCGCAATCAACCGGTTGCGGCTGTGGTGGTTCCGGCGGCGTTGACGTGTCAGGCAGTAGGTCGAAGCGCACGTAATAGCTATTGTGATAAAGCGAATTGCCACCTTCGCCCACAATCTCGCTATGCAGGTTACGCACCGTGTCGCTTGGATAGCCTTCTGAGCCAACGATTTTCACCCAAATGTGTTGGCCCTTGTTGATCGGAATGTCCCCGCATGGGTCAGGCGCTTTCTTGTTGAGCGGCACGTTTGGCGAAAGTTGCCCAAGTTGCTGACCTTCCCAACCCCATTGAGCAAATAACGCGCCGTTGCGAATAGCCACGCCTTGCACGTAGGCATCGATAAAGACGTTGCGCCGCCCGCCGTTCTCTTGTGGTGTCAACCAATGCACCGCCGTACAGCGCCACGTTAGGCCGTTAGATTTTGCCGGTTCGACTGTGACCCACGGGGCGTTGCTTGTCATCGGGCGTGCGTCCAATCACAGAACCCCATGTTCTTCCCCGCGCTTGTCGGTGACTTGGTTGCAAACGTCGAACCATACGCATGATTAATCAACCACGGTTGCCAGGTGTCATCACCCACCGCTGGCCAGTTAATCGAGTAGAGGAA